TGGTGGTCTCGCATCCGGAGTCCACGCCCGCGATGGGCTGCGAAAGCACGCCCTTCGTCCCCGCGTCCACGTTCCCGGACTCCCCGGCCACCAGCGCCTGGACGCTGACCTGCCAGGCTCCGCCCGTGATCGTCACGTCTGAAAGGGTTTCCCAGACCACGGAGCCGTCCAGAAGCTGGATCTGTGTCCCCTGCGGGACGATCGCCCCGTTGTTCCCGGTCCCGCTGAAGGCGCCCACCGCTTTGTCCGCCTGGGACCGCAGAACGCCATATATGTCCGCGTGGCGGTCCAGGTAGCCTTCCGTTGCGCGGTCCGGAAGGATCTGCTGGGCCATGAAGCGCCCGAACCCGTAAAGGGACTTCACCGCCCCCGCCAGGGACACGCCCAGGGCGTAAGGTTCGCTGCGCCTGATCCGGGCGTCTTCCCCGGACAGGTTGCTATTCAGATCGTCCAGGATCCGGTTGATCAGGTCAGAAAGGGACGGGACGATCCATCCGAAGACGCTATCAGGCATAGGTCATAGCCTCCCACAGATCCGCGAAGCGAAGCTGAACGTCCGCCCCTTCTTCCCGGACGATATCGATCCCGCCGCTGATGCCTTCGGGCGTCCGGTCCACGGTCACTTCCACGCGGGTGGCCACGCCATCTTCCACCAGCCATTCCAGGGCTTCCAGAAGATAGGTCTGGGCCAGCGCCACGGTTTCGTCCGTCAGCACGGACCGATCCAGAAGCCACAACCTGGACCCGAAGGCGTCCCCGGTGGGGTCATCCGCCCACCAGCCACGGCGGTCAGACCCCGCCGGAAGCGTGTCCTGATCTTCCGCGCGCCTGTCGCTGAAGATGGACGCCAGCACGGCGGACCGCAGCGTGTCCCGGTCCAGGGCCATCGGTTCCGCGGCGGCTTCCGCGCTGACCGGAGCCCCGCCAACGTCCGCGCTGAACTCCACGCTGGAGCTGTCCACGGTGGCCGCGGCGCTCCCCTGGAACTCGAGCGCGCCACGGCTGGCCGGGCTGGCGAAGGGGAATTGATCCAGGTCCAGCGCGGTGGTGGCGGCGGGGTCCCCGTTGTTCCGGATCTGGCTGTCCAGCTGGGGGCGAAAGTCCGCGTCCAGCAGCGGATTCACTTCCGCGTTGAAGCCTTCGGAGACCGGATACGCCACGTAGTTCCCGGACCCGTGATAGATCGGGGAGCTGGCCCAGCTGTCGTTATAGAACAGGTTGTCCGGGTGGGCGCTGATGCCATAGCTGGCCGGATTGTCCAGCGCCACGCAGTTCCGGACCGTGTTCACGCCAGGCGTTCCGCTGGCCTGGATCGCCGCGAAGCCACCGCAGCCGATCGCGGTGCAATTCTCAAACAGCACGCCAGGTCCAACCGCGTAGACCCCGCCGCAGTCAAGGAAGAGACACGCGCGGGCTTCAATGTCCGCGTGATTCGATCCCCAGAAGGGACGATCGCCCAGGTCCTGGAAGACGGTGCGGTGGAAGCGGGACGCTGGCCCCGCTTCGTTGTGTCCGCCCTTCCCCCAGCGATGGTTCCAGCAGTCTTCCAGCCATACCGCTGGAGCCCCGGCGGACTCGAAACCCCAGAAGCTTCCAGCGTTCACGCCATCGAAGGCGAACCCGATCCAGTGCTGGTAATCGTCCGGATCCACCGCCGCGCCGCTGGCGGGCTGGATCACAGTGTATTCGCCATCCCAGCCCGCCGCGTCCGCCCTGACGCCGCTCGAGTCCGCCGCCACCAGCTTCACGCCCTTCGCGGACACGCTGGGGACGTTTTCGATGAACGGAAGCGCCGGATCGTGGTGAACCACGATGGTGTCCGGGGAGCTGTCCCAGCTGGACCCGCCGCTGACAACCTGCGTCAGCGCGAAGGAAACGGTCCGCCACGGGAACGCGAGGGAGCCGTCCCCGGTTCCGTCGTTTCCGCTGGTCATAACGTGATAGGTGGCCATGGGCTTTCAACCTGGGCGCCTGGCGCGCCCGCTGTCAATCCTTCGCTTTGACGGTCCCGCTTCCGGTGGTGATCTTGCTGGTCAGCGTGGAAGGCGGGGACGGAGCGCCCGCCGCGGTGGCGACAGCTTGGAACCATGTCCAGAACGCTGGATCAGAAGTGGCGTCCGCCTGGGCGTCATCCCCGATTCGTGCGACGCCAGCTGTCGCACCATTGCCAAGCGTAATGTTTCCGCCCACGTCCGCCGCTAGATCGTCATCCGTGACGATCTCCACCTTCCCGTCCCGCAGCCGGACGCGCTGGCCGCGGTGATCGAACAGGCCCACGTCCCCCGCGGTCCAGTCCTTCGGGCGGTGGCGGATATCGTCCACCAGGATGACCAGCGGGGAGTCTTGATCGCCCGCGATGATCACGGCCACGCATTCCGCCTGGCCGTCATCGTCCGGGGCCAGCGGGACGGAATGGAACCCGTATGGCTGACGGTGTTCCGTGTCATCGTCAGTATCACCCGCCAGCAGCTCCACCTGAAGGCTGGCGCGCAGCTTCGCGGGATCGATCCGGTGGACTACGCCACGCAGGACAGTCCCGCGGACCACCTGGGCCAGCGGTTCCGCCCATCCCATGCGTTCGCGCTGATCATCGTAGCCCGCCATCAGCCGCCCTTCTTCTTCGGGTTCGTCAGACCCCACCATTCTTTCTTGTCCGGGCGCTTCTTCGGGATCTTCTTCACGTTCTGCGGCTGCTTCCCGCTGGACATGATCTGAAGCGCTCCGGTGGCGATGACGCCACCGATCCCGATCTGGAGCTGGCCCACCTGCGGGATCCAGACCCCGATCCCATCGTGCGGCCCCTTCCGGCGGCGCTTCCGCTTCTTCCTTTCGGGCTCCGGAAGCAGTTCATAGGCGGCGCGGGGATAGACGTGAAGCACAGCCTGTTCCCCTGCGGTTTCGTCAAGCGTGTAGTCCACCGCCGCGATCAGCAGCTCCGCAACGATCGCCTGCGTGGTGTCCGTCACCTGAACCAGCTGGCCGGGCTCCCACAGAGTCCCGTCCCCCTGCGTCCATCCGTTCACGGTATACCGGACGGACACGGACCGCCCGGAGCGTGTCTGCGCTTCGTACTCCGCCAACGTCTGACAGCGGCCAGGCGGGGTCCGCCCGCTGGGGATGATCTCCAGCGACCGCTCCCGGGCTGCAATGTCTTCCTGCGTCCCGCCTTCAACGTGGGCCAGAAGGTTCGCTGGATCGTCCGTGGCCAGCGCGATCTGGCCGCGGCAGAAGTACGAAGCGAACAGCATGGAAGCATCATAGGTTCCATCGCTGGCCAGGATGTTCTGGCCGGACTCGAGCGCGGTGGACGCCTTCGTGGCCCCTACCCTGGTGATCACCAGCTGGCCGTCCGGATTGTCCGTCAGCAGCAGGCCCAGCGGCTTCACCAGCCGATCGATCGCCTGTAGGCACTTCTCCGCCCGCTGTAGCCGGAACTTCCCCACCTTCGGGATCGGCTCGTTCAGACCCCAGACCACTTCAACGGAGTAGCCCTGCGCGATCTGCTGGGCGATCGTCAGCACGTCCCGTTCCGTCCACCGCCTGCGGGACGGGAACGCGGTGCAATCCACCAGATCCGCCGTTTTGGACCGCCCCGCCATGCTGATGTTACTGGACTCCCCCGCCGTGCTGATGCTGATCCGGTCCAGGAAGCCGGTCAGGACCAGCTGATCGCGGTTCCACACCTCTATTTCCGTCCCGGGGCGGACCAGGATCGGGTTCCCTGGCGGCTGGTCCGTGGGAAGGTTCACGTCCAGCACGCCAAGTTCAAAGCCGCGGCAGGCTTCGTCCAGGCCAGCGCTGATGCTGACGCCCTTCCAGCCCGCGAACGACAGCCCGCCCGCGATCAGCGTGACATTCGGGGGCGCGTCCGTCATTGCGTCAGGTAGCGGATCGGACGTCCGCCCAGCACGAACAGCGGATGTTCCACCGCGTTCCGGTCCACCAGCTCTTCCCAGCGGTCCGGGGAGCCATAGAAGCGGTTCGCCAGCACGAAGGCGGGGATCGTCTGCGGTGGCGTGAAGGTGGCCTGGGTCGCCAGGCCCGTCACTTCACCTTCCAGCCAGTCCAGCCACGCCAGCTTCGTCAGATAGAGTCCATCGAACAGCGCCCCGTCTTCGTCCACGTCCGATTCCGCCAGCTCCAGCGCGAAGACGTCCAGCAGCAGGGCTTCCACGTCCGAAGCTTCTTCCAGGCTCTGAAGGTCCAGGCTGGTGGTGGACGCTTCCACCGCGTTCCCCAGCAGGATCCGGCGAACCAGGCGGGACGTGGCCAGCGTGTTTTCCACGTCCTGATCCCAGCTGACGCTTCCCACCTTCGCGTCCGTGGGCGTGGGCGTCAGACCTTCCACGGACAGGATGGAAGGCAACCACAGCTCCCGGAGCGGTTCCAGGTAGTTCGCCCAGGCTTCAGCCAGCGCTGGCGGATCAGCGGTTAGCGCGTTGATATTCGTCAGCAGGTCCACCGCCGCTTCCGTCAGCTCTTCGATCAGCTCGATCCCTTCCGTGTTCCAGGTCCGCGTGAAGCCGCTGGTCAGCGTCGTTTCCACGATCTGCGTGGCGTAGCTCCGCGCGCGTTCCTGGACCCAGCCAGCCAGCCCTTCGCCCACCGCCCGGAAGCGGTTCACGAAGGTGGACTTTGCGACGTCCACCAGATTGTCCCGGGACACGGACACGCCCGTTCCCAGCTGCGGCAGGACTTCCGGGAAGCTGCGGGCTCCGGTTTCCACGAAGCGGAGATCGAAGGACGCGCGGCCCTGTTCCGTCTGCGGTTCCGTGAACGTCACGCCACCGTCCACCTTCACGGTCCGGCGGCCCAGCGTTGGCAGGACCAGCGCCCCGGCCCCGCCCTGTTCGATCGCGTTCGCCAGGCGGTTCCGGGCCAGATCGTAATTCTCCCCGATCACGTATCCGGAGACCTGGAAGGCGCGCGCCATCCGGCCCAGCTCTTCAATAAAGGGCGTGTCCCGAAGCGGGAACTGGTGAAGCACCGTCCGCTGACCGATCTGGAACTGAATGGACACGGGTTCGAAGACGATCCCCTTCCACGAAGCCACGCCACGCCGTTCGCGCCATCCCATCAGAAGACCCCGCCTGCTGCTGTCGCCACGGTCCGCGTCCCTCGAGTCACCTTGACGGCCAGCTTCTGCTTCTCCTTCGTCACAGCAGCCCCGGGAGTGACCGCCGCGGTGGTCCCTTCTGGCGTCCGGACGGTCACCTGAAGGTCCAGCTTCGCTTCCACTTCCTGCGGGGTCTTGCCCAGGGCTTCCGCCAGCGCTTCGGGCGTCATCCCCTTAGCGCGCTCCATGGCTTCCGCTGGCGTCAGCGGGGCCGCCGCCAGCGCCGCGGCTTCCTGCGTGCGGCCCAACATTCCAAGCTGACCGATCGTTGCGGCGCGCTTCCCGCGCAGCTCTTCCACCTGTTCCGGCGTGAACGCCTGGCCAGCTTCCGGGACGAAGACCGGGGCCAGCGCCCCCTTCGCGAAGCGTCCGCCCGCCAGTTCGTAGCGTTCGCGCTCCGTGATCACTTCAGGCAACCCCAGCTCCCGCCGCACAGCCGGATCCGTGGTGATCCGTTGCGCGGGTCCAGCCTTGTCCGGTGGCTCTTCCACGCCCGGGACGTATCCGAACTGACGCCGCATCATGGCGTGCTGGGCGATCCGCTGGGTTTCCATCAGCTGTTCAGAGACCACCGCGGACTTGAAGCCCATCCCGCGGCGCGCGGCTTCCACGCCACGCTCTTCCAGAAGCTTCATCCGCTCCGCGGCCACCTTCCAGACTTCCTGGTCCGCGCCCACGTCTAGCTCGTCCACCAGCTTCCCGCCGATATCGATGTTCAGCTTCTGGAAGGTCGCATCCCACCGCTTCGCCAGCGCGATCCGCCGCTTCATTGCGGCCATGCTCATGTCATCGCCCAGGGCGTCCGAAAGGGCTTCCATCGTCTCGCCCACGATCATGACGCCCGCCGCCACGTTGCCCAGCGCGGCCAGCTTCCCCTGGCCACCGCCCGCAACCACTCCGCCGCCAGCGCCGCCAGCGGCCCCCCTGGTCTGCGCCCCGGTGGCTGCTGCGGCCAGCCCTGCCGCCTTCGTCGCGGCGGTCACCTTCCGCCACATTCCCAGCAGCTTCCCAATGATGGCCGCGCTGGCGATCAGCTTGATCACGTCCCGGATATCCCACAGGAACTCCAGCGCCTGGCCCACGCCCGTGAAAAAGTCCTTCACGCCCGCCAGCACTTCCGTCCAGTCCACTTCAGAGACCCAGCGCGCGATCCCTTCGATGAACGCGGACACCTTCGTTCCGATCAGGTCTCGATTCGCGGCGATCCAGTCCGCCAGCTTCGTGATCAGCGGGGTCAGGACGGGAAGCAGCTTGCTTCCAATGTTGAACTTGACGCCTTCGATCGCGGTGGACAGGTTGCCACTCGAGTCCAGGAAGGCTTCTGACGCCTTCAGCGCCTTTTCATCGATGACGCCCGCATACTTCCGGAAGGCTTCGCGCCCCGCCTTCAGCGCCCCGGTCCCACCGTCCACGATCAGCGTCATCTTCTGGCCTACTTCGCCAAACGCGGCGGCGGCCAGCATGGCGCGTTTGCTGGGGTCTTCCAGCTTCGCCATGGCTTCGAAGACCATGTTCAGGGCTTTCTCGTTGTCCTTTTCCGTCTTCAGCAGCTTCAGGAACGGTTCGTCCACTTCCTTCAGCAGCCCGGCCAGCGGTCCCATCCCGCGGCGCGCTTCCCCGATCGTCTTCGTGAAGGTGCGGATCGCATCATCGAACTGTTCCGCTTCGGTCCCGGCCATCCCTGCCGCGTGGCGGATCTCCGCGTATGCCTGGGCGGTCAGCCCAGCCCGCTTGCTGAACTTGGCCAGGTGGTCCCCGGACTCCGCCACGCTCTTCACCAGGGAAGTGATCCCCACCACCGCCGCGCCAGCCGCCACGGGTCCCAGGGAAAGCAGCTTCTTCGATAGCCGGGCCACGTGGCCCATGGCTTTCTTCGCGGCGCGGCCAGCAGCTCCGAAGGCGCGTTTCAGGTTGTGGCGGACGCTGCGCCCTACCTTCTTGAAGACCCGGGACGCCCGATCGCGCCCCCGGATCTCCGTCTGAACCGCAAAATCAGCCACGTCAGCCCCCTGTCCGCCCCGTCCTGACCAGATCCACGAAGGCGTCCACCGCGCCTTCCCACCACTCCACGTCCAGGGCGGTCATCCGGTCCAGCTCCGAAGGCGGCCAGCCGAAACGAAGGGCTAGGATGGCTCCCCGGGGTCTGGTTCTGGCCGCCGTTCTTGAAAATCCGCGATGATCTCCCCCAGATCGCCCACGTCCAGGGCGGACAGCTGCTGGATAGCGTCCCCCTTCAGGTTGGACAGGCGTTCGATCAGGATCGCGGTTGAGTCTTCGTCTCGAGCCACCGCCGCCGCACGCAGGTCCCGGAACGTGGGATAGCGGAGCGTGACGTCCCAGCACCATTCCCCCATGTTCAGCACGGGGACGGCCAGGCGATGCGTCACCCGCAGCGGTGGACGGGTGGGATCTGGCTCTTGCTTCACCAGCTCTTCCAGCTCGTCCAGCCGATCCACCGCGCGTTCCAGGTGGCGCTGATCGGCCGACATGCCAGCGCCCCGCTTCTGATTGCGTTTTCCGCGTGCCATCGTGACTCCCTTCGATGGTTGTAGGTTCGTGCTGGACCGGGGCCGCTAGAGCCACTCCCCGGCCATGCCTTCGAAGCGGACGCCCAGGGTTCCCGCGGTCACGTCCACATCGATCGGGCCAGCGACCCAGGCATTCCGCAGCGTTGCGATCCGCCCGTTCGCCAGCTCCGAAACCACCGTGACGTCCGTCAGGTCCTGAAGCCAATCCATGTCCAGGCCACGTTCCGAAAGCCCTTCGATCTCGATGAACGGGATCCGGCCACGCTCCACGTAGCCCGCCCCGCCGCCGCCGCTGGCCGCGATGCCTTCGCGCTCGCGTTCCATCAGGCTGACCGTATGCGTCCCCTGACCCAGCAAGATGTTCCGTCCGGCTGCGCTTACGAAGCTGACCCCGCCGATCCGCTGTTCGTCTGCCATGCTCTGATCTCCCTTCGGGGGCCGCTACTAGGCGGCGGTTGCGTACTGAAGCCGGAACTGTGCCAGCAGGTCCACCACGCGGAGCTGGTTCGCCAAATCGGGCGGGAACAGCACTTCCACGCGATTCGGGTCCACCGTGGACCGCTCCACGATCAGGTATGTCTTGAAGGCGTCGATGTTTTCCACCAGCGCGTCTTCTTCCATCCGGCGGTATTCCGCCACGATCGTGGCTTTGATCTTGTTGGGCGTGGCGACCGGGAGCCCCGCGCGGGTCCGCGCGCCATCGTTCATCAGCACGTGGCGGTTGAAGTCCGTCACGATCGCCAGCTCCGTCCGGCGCAGGATCTCCGTCAGCTGCGCCATGGTGTTGTAGTCCAGGTAACTGGTGTCCAGCGCCCCGGAGCTGGTCTGCCGGTAGCTGGTGATCACCCGATCGATCGCCACGTTCCCCACCGCGTTCACGGTGGAGACCGCGATCCCGGACTCCAGCAGCTGCTGGCGCTCCGTGACCGTGAACCGTCCCAGGCTTCCAGCCGCGGCAGGGTAGATCCCGGCGGGCTCGAGAGTCTGAAGCGGCTGGCTGGACAGGTTGCGGATACTGGCCGCGATCTGGCCCACGTGGGCCGCCACCCAGGTCCAGGGCGGGCTGGGCGCCAGGTAGTATCCGAAGGACGTGTAGTGCTGATCGTTCCTGGCGGCCAGGCCGGATCCATAGGTGGTCAGGTTGGCCACGGTGTCCGTCAGCGCGGAGAAGTGGTGCCCGTACAGCTGGCGCAGCGGGGACCACCGTCCAGTGTTGTCGTCCAGCTCCACCTTCAGGGCGTCCAGGGCGGTGGTGTCGAGCGCGAAGGGCGTCAGGATGAAATCATAGAGATCATCGCCCATCGCGGCGATTGCCGCGGTCAGGGACGGGGCCGCGCCCGCGCCCGCAGTCATCGCGGTATATCCGATGGACAGCCCGGCGGGGACGGCTTCGCCTGCGAAGTACGAATCCCGAAGATCGATCTTGTCCCCGATCGTCCCGTCATTCTTCGCGGTGATCACCGCTTCCCCGGCGGGGACGCCAGCCGCGGCGGTCACTTCCAGGTCCGGAAGGTCCCCGATCTCCGCCACCAGGGCGTCCCGCGCCTGCGTCGCGGTCATCCCCACGGGGACCGCGAAGGACACGCGCTGACCAGCGATCAAGTGGTTGATCTGGCCCGCTTCCGTGGCCGTCCCCGTGTAGGTGATCGCGCCAGCGGAAGGCGATCCGGTGGGGTCGTCCAGCGGGATTCCCCACAGCTCCCCGAAGGGATCGTTTTCGCGGTACGCCTGCGCCATCCGGGCGAAGTGGCTACCTGCGCCACCGTAGCCCACCGCGTCCGAAGCGCCACCGATCCGGACCGGGACGTCCGCCGGGGCGGTCCCGGCTGCGATCTTCTGCGCCAGGATCAGCGCGCGTTCCGGCGTGGACAGAAGCCCCGCGCGGGAAGCGTCCAGCTTCGCGTATACGAAGGGGACGCGCCAGTTATCAGGCATTACCAGGCCCATGGGCTTCTCCTACTTCTTTCCCTTCTTCGGGGTCTTCTTCGCGTGCTTCTTCGCGTCCCATGGGATCACGTCCTGACACGCCAGGCGGCGCGCCCAGAACGAATCCAGCGGGACCGTGGTGGGTTCATCGTGGGGAAGCGCCCGCTTCGTGATCGGATGCTTCACCAGCAGCGGTTCCCCGCTGGCGCTGATGCCGGGCTTCACGTCCATCGTCTTCATGGATATCCGTCCAGTTCGATGTTCTGGCGAGCGTGGATCAGCGGGTTCCCTGTGATGGGGTCGATCCACGGCTCCCCGGTGTCCGGGTTGATCATTTGGTAGTCCACGTCCACGCCTTCGAAGGGCGTCATGAAGGCGTCCAGCGGATCGAAGACGCGCGACCACTCCAGATCCATCAGGATCCGCGTCACGCAGCGGCGGACGGACTT